CAGCCTTGAGGGTAGTGAATGCCATTGAAAAACTATACCTATTACAACAGGCCCGTGAGCATACCAAAGGATTACGAGAAGCTGGTAAGAATGTTAATCGACGCTCGATTCGAGCGGAGTTTAAGCCAAGAAGCATTGGCTCATAAGATGGGCTGCACTACATCTCTGATCCACAAATGGGAAACACATAAACGAATACCATCTGGATTCATGCTGATGTGTTGGCTTGATGCTTTAGAATATGACATCGAAGTCACGAAAAGGTAAGGCGGCACAATGCGAAGCGTGTAATACTTTAACGCATCAATTTGTTGCTATCTTAAAACAACAACACGAACGCACCAACGAGAAGGGTTGGTTTGTTTGTCTTTACTGTTACGAGAATGACCTATGGCAAACCGCAATAAGAACAAAGGAACTTACCATGAGAAGTGGTTTGTCGAATGGCTCAATCAAATCGAAGCGCCCATCGAAGCGAAGCGCGTCCCCCTCAGCGGGAGCTTGGGAGGCGAGTATTCAGGAGACATCCACCTCTACATCAATGGAGAAAAACTGGTGGGAGAAGTAAAGTATAGGGACAAGTCTAACTTCCCTAGCCCCTTCTCAGTCTTAGATAAGCGCGACATTGCATTCTATAAAAGACGGACGGGAAGTCCGCAAACACTGGTCATAATGACTGGGGAAAAATTCAAACAACTAATGGAGAACGGATATGGAAACACAAAACAAAATGCTCAAGACGATACTTGACCAGGGGACACACATCACATCGATCGATGCACTCAACTGGATCGGCACGATGCGCCTAGCTGCACGTGTCTATGACATCAAGCAAGAAGGATACCCTGTAGACAAATATGTGCGCGAAGAAAACGGCAAGCGCATTACATATTATCACAAGGCTTTCTGATGTCTAAGTTCAAGAGTATCAACCGCTATTCATCTGAGTGGGATGCACACATCAACAAGACAACAGCATCCCCTCAGTGTGCCAAGCAATACAAGTCACACAACTTTGTTCTTGATAGCCACAAGATTGCCGCAGACAAAATCAAAAACCATGAAGCTGTTGGCGAACAGTGGATATGGGGATTGTGCGCAGCCGAGATGATTGACCTTGGCTATGTAACCGAAGCTGACCTGCGACCATACCGTGACGCACATCTCGCTGACATCAGGCGGCTTAAAGACTACACGCTCGAAGCCAAAGACCCAAAGAATAAACAGACAATCACCTTCAATCCATACGAGGATAAGAAGGCCGAGCTAATCGAGAAGCATCGGACTGCTCTCGAAATTGTAGCCCAGAAAAAAGTTGACAGCACTGCAGATACGCAGTAGTCTAAGTACCATAAACAATAATAAAAACGGAGAACACAATGGATCGGAAAGGATTCATAGGCGGCAGCGATTGCGTAAAGATTATGCAAGGTGACTGGCTGAACCTATGGCAAATCAAAACAGGTCGGAAAGAAAGCGACGATCTCTCTCGCAATCTCGCTGTGCAAATGGGTATCCACACTGAGGAGTTTCATTTGCGTTGGTTCGAGACTGAGCGCGGCGTAACTCTGACCGGCCATCAAACAGAATTCAAAGCTAAGGTCGGTGACATTCCTTGCATTGGCACAGTCGATGCCATGCTTGGCAACAACATCGTCGAGGCAAAGCACACGAACTCATACAATACAATGAGCAAGGCAGTAGAGTATTACATGCCGCAGCTTCAAATGTATATGCACTTGGCCGATGTCGAGGGCGCGTATCTAACCTGTATATTTGGCAACAGTGAGTGGGACTTTGTGCATGTCAGCAGAGACAAAGAGTATTTCAATTCTATGTGGACAGTGGTGTCGGACTTCTGGGGCTACGTTGTACGGGATGAAGAGCCGATTGGTGTGGACACACCGTCACTCTCAGTTGACCGTGTGCCGTTGGACAACATGGTCGCACGTGATGCAAGCCAAGACAATCAATTCGTCGATGCCGCAGTCACATACATCCAAGGCTACGAGAAGAATCGTATCTTCGAGAACGCCAAGAAAGACCTTAAAAATATGGTCAGTGATAACGAACGAGAAGTTTACTGCGAGTACCTAACGGTCAAGCGCGATAAGCGTGGCTCATTAAGGATCACAAAACGATGATAGTAAAGCTATCTAAAAAAGAGATTGCTTCTTGC